TGTCCATCAAAGGGATTTGGCTTAACACCGAATTCTGACAATATTCCTTCACACTTTGGGTTAAATACTATCATAGGTTCTGTTTTAGATACTGGGTCGGTCTTTAAAAACGACTTTAATCTTTCAGTTCCTTCGTTAATTCTTATTTTTTGTGAGTCAAAATAGATACCAGTTCGTTCTAACCAGACTTCTGCAGGGGCAGCCATAGCTTGGTGTTGATAACCTGCGATATCAATAACTCCGAACTGCGCATCTCTCCACCAAGGTCTTGATTGTGCTATATCTATAATTTCATCTGTAACCAGATTCCTTTCATAGATTTCATCTATCACTCTTACTTGGTCATTAACTATTTGTATTATTTCACAGGCGTATGCTTCTGAGTAACCAGGGTCTATCCATATATGTACAGGTATATCTGGTTCGTATTCTACGTCACGCACATGAATGTCAGCTCTTAGTTCATTAAATACCAGACCTTGTGGTGGGCTGGGTATACCTTCTATTCTTTCTAGGAAGAAATCATCTGAACTAGCTCGTTCTAGTGCTAATATTTCTGGGTCTTGTCTACCGCCTGGATATAAATACTGGTTAGAGTAGCTGGGTAATGAGAACGCTTGTTCATCTACTGATGCTGAGTGTTGCCATGACTGGTACATTTGTGGATACCAGCCAAGTGAGCCTTCAAAAGTACCAGCTAAAAACATCCAACCTTTCTTTGGAGCACATCTTCCACGTAATCTGTGAAAAGTTTCTAGGTCTAGCTGTGATGCTTCGCAACCAATGATGCCATTAGGTGCTCTCATAGCTAGTGTTCTTGGGTCTTTAGCAGACTTTGTTTCTATTCTTGTGCCGTCTGCGAGTACAATTCTGCCTGGGTCTACTCTTTTAGTTGATTCTTTTAGTAATCCTAGTGTAGCAAAGTCTTGTACAAGGTATTCAAACTCAGCTCTGGTACGTTCGTAGTCGGCAGCAACTAGCCAAAACAAACCTTGTCCTTCTGTTTCTAGGAATCTACCTAATAAATATTTAGCGGCAACCATAGATTTACCAGCTTGTTCACCACCAGCAACCAAGACAAATCTTTTTCTAGACTTTAGTATTGGCGATTGTAATGGAGTTGGTTTAAAGTCTACTTTGTCATAAATAAAATCAGCTAGTTCATTAACAGATACGTTGCTGTTATTTTTCTCCACTTTTGCCTCTTAATATATCTTCTGCTTGTTGTTGTGCTGTTTTAATATCAACACTTTCGCTTTCATCAAACTTAATACCTCTAAATTTAGTCTTAAGTTCTTTCATAATATCTTTAGCAGTTTCGTCATTTACCTGTGCGTTGTCTTTATACTTATCAGGTAGTAGACCTTTGAGTGCAAATATTAAAATAACTGGATTAGATTTAGGGTCTTTAGCTCTTTGAAATAGAGTTTGTTCTATTTCTTCTGCGAAATCATCTTTAACGTCATTAAATCTGGTAACAAAATCAAACTTATCATCTCGTTTCCAGCGTTTATACGTGCTTCTATCTATACCAGTCTTTTTACATGCGTGTGTAATCGTACCTAATTCTTCAAATGCTTCGAGAAATAAATCTTGTCTAGCTTTAATAGCTTCAGGATTATTGCCTGGCATATCGGGGACAGCGTTACTAGCCATTAATAACCTACCTTTTCATAGATTTTTTCTTATTTTTCTTAGGTGGTCGTCCTCTTTTAGAGCCGTATGTACCTTTTCCTTTAGGCATTATCTTTTTCCTTTGGCTGTTTTAGCCGATTGTTTAAATGCTTTAGCTGTAGGTCTACCTTTCTGTCCTGGTTTTCTCATCTTCTCGCCAGAGCCAGCTTTAATTCTTTTACGTTTAGCTTGGATATTTTCATAAAGACCTTTTTTAGATTTTTTTTTAGCCATTATTATTTACCTTTAGACTTCTTAGCTTTGTTTCTAGCACTAATAGCTCTACCTTTTTGTCTGGCATCAGCAGAAGAGCTGGCACCCCATGCACGTAGAGACAAAAGTTTACGTGTTGGTTTACCTTTAGAGTCTTTATCGGGTCCTTTGGAAGCCCCCATCCTAGCTAGAAAAGAAGCTCTGCGTGGATTGTCTCCTGATTTAACGGGAGCTTTTAACGTTCCACCAGTTTGTTTCTTATAAGATGCCCGACCTTTCTTGTTGAGTCCACCTTTAGGGTTTTGACCTGCCTTTCTCGTCCAAGCTGCAGATTTATATTTCTTTGCTGGCATTAATATCTCCAATATACAGGTTCATCATCTTTTATTATAAGATACCATATATGTCTATTCTTGCATTTATATTTAAACTCACGTTTGTGGGAATTTCGACTTGTTGCACATCTCTGTTTGCAATTATCATAGGGACAATTCATCTCATATCTAAACGCTTGGTTACCATAACCATTAGTAAAAGTCATAACATAAACAGTTTTGGCGTGGTAAAGAGAAACATATCCTTTCTTACGAATTAAAATAGTCGCATGTTGATGTGAATCTTTATATTTAGTTCGTTTAATCTTATAAGTTGGAGCAGTTGAATAGTCCGTATAACCACAGATAACACATTTGTTACCGTCATCACTAGAAATAGTTGCCCCTAAACACTTACTACAACCTCTTACCGTAACCATAAAAATGATGTTAGCATAAACTCGGTGGAAACGGAAACTAGGGCGTGGTGCTTTGCCTCACCACCATTGACCATTTCGTGCAGTACGTTGCTCTAGACTAATCTGCGTTCTTTCCACCACCCTGTGATACAATAGCCACGAATCATAGTTACCTCCTATCAACTATTGATTCTCTTAACTTAAGCCTTGTAGGACTATATCACCAGTCTTATAAGGCTTTTTCTTATTACATAATAATTCAGTAATAATTCTTCCCTTGACAGTATTTATTTGTTCTTTGTATAATCTAGTTCCCCAGAAACTTAAAGTTAATAAAGTTAAAAAGAAAAGAATAGAATATATACTAGATACTAGTAACTAGATACAGTAACTACTCTTTTATAATCTTTCTTTTTGTATTTTTTAAAATATACAGTACCCAAAATCCTAGAACCCAGAAACTATACCTCCTCTTTTATAGAAATTAAATATAGAAGGGTATACTCCGATGCTGCCCCCCAAAGACAAGACCCACCCCCTCCTAACCAGCAACCAGTACCTGTCGCTACTAGTTACTAGGTTAGTAGTGGATGGGTCTTACGATGCCTAGACCTTATTTAATAAGCATGGGCTACTTTTTTTAGTAAGTGCATACTTATTTATTAAGTGAGTACATACTTACCTAGTTATACTGTACCTATATCTTCTTTTTATCTGTAGTGTCATAGCTATTTATTAATATAACTATTACTTTAGGTCTTAAGGTGTACTTTAGGTTTTAAGGTGCTTAATGCTATTAATCATTTCATTAATCACTTTCGGGGAATTTTGGTGCCTACCTGGATTTCCTCCAGGAAAATTCTATTAATCACTTTCACCCTATTTTTAACCTTCAAATAATCCATCCAGCAATTCCGAGAATGCAGCACCTGGAGGAATTACCTGGAGCTCCTGGAGCACCATATTTCCTTTACCTGGATTAAAAATAATCGCTCCAGGTGGAGCAGCTGCAGCACATCAAACGGGAAATATAGCAGCTGCTCGCTGCAGCACATCAACCTTAAAAATAATTCCTCTATATAAGGCATACTAAAATCAATATTTCAGGTATTTCATGCCTAAAATTTAGCAATATTTTTTGAATATTTTAATTTTTATTTTTTGGATAGGTCTTTAGTCACGAAAAAACAAATAATAATTATATAAGTATAATTGCAAATGTCCGAATTTCGTGCCTATAAATCCTTCAATCCTAATATTAGAATTTTTCTATTTAGTCACGAATAGGCACGATAATGATATTTCAGGGTATCAAAATAGCGAAAAAACAGGTCTTTTTTACCCTATTTTTAAGGATTAGCTATTGTGTTAATAAATTAATAAATGTAGTCTATGGACATCAAATAAATAAATCTATTAAGGGAGATGAGTACATAACTGAAGGGATTAAGGTTTAGTAACCTAAGTAACAACAGGAAAAAAATGAATATAAGAGATTAGTATAACTAAAATCTAACTTATAAAAAGTACATAAATAACATAGATTAAATTCTTATAATTTAAGCCCTACCCAAGCTGCCTATGAAGGCTAATAATATTGTCTTAGATAGCTAAGACCTAGATTATAAGACTGTACCTACACCATGACTAATCATCATATTATAAATACGTCAGATTATAGGGTTCTTACTAGGAATCTAGTAATTATGAAGGGGATGGGGCAGACCATTTCCAGACCATAAAAAGTACACTGTCTAATAGGCACTATCAATAGTGATTAGGTACGAGGTTCAATCGGCAAGACAGTCAATACAATATGCTAGTAATAGCAATGGCAAAGTATCCCTCAAACTCTTAACCATAGAGAACGGATTAAGCAAAGTATATGAAACTATTTATAAAAGCATACTGTCTAAGCTGTAGAGTTGAAAGGCTCTAGGTTAATAACTTGAGAATTGAAAACTAGTGACTACGTAGTGACTAGGGTAAGGCTATCCAAACCTGATATTCGAGCAGGTACTAACGTACCCAAACAGTTATTCCATTGATAATATCAATGACGTTACCATTTCCAACTAATACGAAATTAGTTAAATACAGTGAACAAGTCCCAAAACGAACACATAATAATAAAAATTATGATTGGGCAATCAGATATCCAAATATCAAAAATTAAAGACGTTTGATATGTGTGATTGGGTATCTGATTTGTTCAGTATATAAGAAAACTTATTCTTACTGATGAGATTAGTTAGTCACTAATTGAAATACAGAAAAATTATAACCTCACAAGGAGAAATTATGACTACAAAAATAAATGTAAATGATATCCAGGTAGATGTGAACCAGATAGCTGAAGATATCATCCAACGCAGGCACGAGGACAGAATCTACAACGCCACAGATTTGGCTAATGCTATCAACAATCATGATTGTTGGACTGATGGCGATTTTGGCTGTGAATATGATATAGCTGAAGATGGCGCACCTGTATCTGTAAAGTGTGAAGTTTTTGGGTGGGATTATACGCAACCTGTAAATGAAATTGATGAGACTTTTTAGGAGTAAATTATGGCTAAAGTAAAAATACAGGATACATGGATAGACATTACAAATTGTAAGACTGAAAAAGAATTTGTAGATGTTTGTTATGAAGTTTATGGTAAACCATCAGTCATCAATGTAACAAATTATGAAGGTATTCCAGATGGTCTTATGACTGAAGAATGGGGCTTTTCTGATATAGATGAAACTTATTATCCAGAGCCTGAATTATTTGGATTAATTGCGTCAGGTAAATTTAAATTAGTCCATGAATTTGTAGAACAAACAGGCTATGAAATAGAAGATTGCATAGGTAGTGAAGCATGGAAACATATTCCAGAGGAATATGAATTTAACTATGTTGACAAAAATGTTCGAGACATTATTAGCGAAATGGAACACAGTTTAAAGGGGGAATATTCAGACTTTGAAGATTTCGCAAGGGAACACTACGAAGAAAGGTATCAAAGTTGTGACTGTTACGATTGGATTAATTGGGATATATACATTGATGAAAAAAGATTGGAATATATATATGAATGGAATATTACAACTAATAACGTATGGCAAATAGAAAAGGAGCAGGAGTAAGTGGTCTAACAAAAGAATATATGATACAATCTATTAATAAAGTTTAATGATAGGAGTTAAACATGCTAGAAACAATGGAAAAAGAAACAATGGCAAAACCCAAACCGTTAGAAAAAGCTGAATTCTCAACAAGTAAATATACTGTTGAGAGAATGATAGAGAATGATAAACAAAGGGTAGCACAAGGATTACCAAGAGTATTATTTAACTATGGATATAAGAATGGAGCTACCTTCCCAGAGTCCGCACAAAGTAAAAGCACCACCAAACCATATGGTGGGATTAATCGTATTCTATTACCATTAATGGATTTAGAACATGACTCACATATATATCTAACCAGAACAAAAGCTAAAATGTGGGGCGGAGATATTAAAGAGGGTGCTACATCATATAGGGTAGTACACCCTACATATGTAACATATGTACATAAAGAAACTGGCAAGAGATTAGTAACCTATGATGGAGGGAAAGGCAAACCCAATACAACAGAAGAGGAATTAAAAGAATTAAGAAAACAAAACTTAGTAATAACAATAGTAGGTAAGCCTAAATTTTCCTATGTCTACAATGTAGAAGACGCTGTAGGCATTGATTTCAAATTCCCAGAATTTAAACAAGACTTTCCAGATAAGATTGATGGCGATAAATGGATTGAGTATCTATTAGAAATAATGCCAAACCCACCTAACATAACACGCAATGTTGGTAATGTTAATTATTATCGAGAGTCTACAGATACAATCAACATACTGCCCAATAAACAATGGCACGAATTAAAACATTTAGTATCGACAGCAATACACGAAATCTACCATTCAACAGGTCATCACAGTAGAGTTAACAGACCAAACGTAGGTCACAGCACCTTTGGTAGTAAGAAATATGCTAAAGAAGAATTGATAGCTGAGATAGGAACAATAACTTTAGCTAAACAATTAGATATAGAGATACCTGTAGACAATTCAGAAGCATATGTAAGTAGTTGGTTAAGTGTATTAAACGATAACCCATCAATGCTCTTCGAATCAGTTAAAGAAGTAGACAAAGCAACCAGGTATATATTAGCAGGCATAAATGAATAAGAATGATTTAGATACAATTCAAAAGTTGATGGCTCGTAATTCTGAAATTAAAAAATACTATACCCATCAACTGAAAAATAAACAAAAACAAATAGATTATTACGAGTCATTATTAATTATAAAGATATATAAATTTATCAAAAGAATCATAAGGAGATAGCATGAAAAATAAAGTAGCTGAAATAACTATTGAGACAGATGACCCTAGTGTTGTAGATAAAATACTAACATTCATATGGGACAACGATTTAAGAGCAATGCCAAAAGTTAAGTATTTAAAATAAATAAGAGGAGATAGCATGAGCCATCCAGGAAATGACCCAGTACTAGAAGACATTTACGAATACTTATATGAACAGTTAAAGAGAGAACCAACTACAAAAGAAGTTCGAGAAGAATTTGAAAAAAGGAGTAGATAGATTAATGAAAGTAACTAAAGAGAGTATAGAACACAGCACAGAAATCAGTAAAACTTTAGCAAAAGTAATTACACCAGCGTTTATACAAATACATGACCTACATGATATGTCTGATAATGCACAGGATGAAGGCTATGCAGTAGATACAGAACATATAGATGAGAGACTACAATTTGTAGTAGGTACTGTCGCTTGGGTAATTAAACAAGCAGACCCTAGTTGGGACGTAGGTAAGTTTCTTTACCATGTATATAAAGACACTAAATATAAACAATCATTAGAGTGGTGGAGAAAGCGTAACTTAGATATAAATAGTGGCTCTATGCCAATCGTACCTAACGGAGACAAGAGGTTAAAAATTCGTAAGGGATTGAAACAAGGGGAACAAGCCTATTCGGCAAATGATATACCTAAAGTAACACCATCTAAGAAAACTGAGTCTGAACAAGAGTATTTTGATAGAACTATGGGCAGTATGTGGACTAAGATTAACCCTGATAAGGAGAGTAACTAATGAAACCAGAAATACATATAGAATCAGACTTAGAGTATGCAGAGAGAGTAGCAAAAATAAACATGGAAGGAGTAGATAGCATGACAGAACCAAAGGATACCCAAGAAATGTTAGCAGAATATGGAGCAATTAAAGAAGCAGATAATGTACTTTTAACCGATTACATAGAATTTGCTGAACGTAAAATAGAAATATATAAATTTGACTTAGAACAAATCAATGACATGGGTTTTGAAAAAACAATAAAAATGTCCCTGTTATCTGATACAGAAGAAAATTTAGAAAAAGCCAATTTACCTGTAACAGAACAAACTGTAGTAGCCCATATAGAATCTTATATAAATGGTGCTAAAGAAAATATAGAAATGGCAAAACAAGAAAGGAGATAACGTGGCAGATAACTTTAACCAATGGGAAGGTCTAAGTGAGTCTGAGTTACTACCTGATTACTACCCTTGTGTAGAGTGCGGAGAAGCACGAGACGTTAAACATATATTCATAGATACAGATAAAAAAGTTAGATGTCCAACTCACATGTTGGCTCACATAAATACAATATTATTCACAGGATAGGAGAACTAAATGAAAAATGCTTTTAAAGAGTTTGTACAGAAAAAACAAAATCAAGCTATCAAAGATTTTAAACAAGGTGTTATAGATTACTTTTTAGAAAGCCCCTCTAATAAATCAGATAATTATTATTACAATGAAGGTGCAAACTTTGGAGACCAGTTGTATTGTGAGCAAGAGGACATGATTATAGATGGGAAACACAAGAGTTTGCATGGTGAATAAAACAATAGGAGAAAAATATGTCCAAAAATATAAATAACAATTTTACCCAGAGAATAGAACAAGTAACAATGTTGGTAGCAATAGATAAAGATGCCTACCCTGATAAAACACTAGACTTAATAATGGAACGTGCTATGAAAGAGCCAGAAGTTCTTGACCAAATTCAAGTCATTGAATGTACTGTAGAACCTTTAGAGTTGTCAGGTATTATGTATAAGAATTTGAAAAAAGTAGCCGAGTAGATATTCAGTCGTTGACATCAAACAAATATAACATTACAATAGTATCTATAAACAGTATCTATACTAATCTTTCTATAATAATTAATAGAATAGTATAGTAACTAGTTTATAGGTACTAGGATATAAATAAGGATATAAAAGAATAAATGGTTAAATTAAATCCAGCATATAAGTGTAATAACTGTTCAACAAGTTTATACGATGTAGAAGAAACATCAAAGTTATTAAATGTACACCGTCAAACAGTAATAAGATGGGTAAAAGCAGGAACATTAGAGACACATAATTTAAGAGGTTTTTATTTTACAGAAGAACAAATTAAGAATTCAATAAGATAGGAGAAATTTTATGGAATCACAATCATTTCCAGATTCAGAAACAGGCGTACCTATTGTTATAGTACGAGTATCATCAGAAGACAGGAACGGCAACCCGTTAGTAGATAGACTGTCAGGCGACCGACAGAAAGCTATTAGTCTTTACTTACCATGGGAAGGGTTTAGGTTTAGTAAGTATGGAATAACTACATACCTACGTGAAAGCCAAGTACCTAAAGATTTAAAGTCAGGAGACACTAGGTACTGCCGAGTCATTAGACAAAGCATTAGAACTAGAGATATGTTTACTAAAGACGGACAGTTAGACGGTAGTGAACAATGGCATTGGGAATATTCAATTGCTGAATGGGATGTGGATAGAGAGTCAACGCTACCAGTAGCACAACAGCCAGTTGCTACTCCACCCTCAGAGCAACCAGCAAACCAGAAATCAGTGTCAACTCAGTACAAGCCTAAAGAAGAAAAGATACCTGATAACCAGATAAAAATTATGAGACAGACAGCACTCAAGTGTGCGTCATGGATAGTTGTTCCAACAGTAGCAGAGATGGGTATAGAAACATCAGTTAAGAAAAGCATGGAGATTGCTAACTTGTTTCTTGATTATGTTATTAGTGGAGAAATTCCAAATAGTAAAGCAGAGAAGCAAGCAGAAGAACAACCACAAGAAATAGATGAGGAGTGGAACTAATGGCAAAAGAAATAAAAGAAATGCAAGCACGTTTAAAAAAGTTAGAGAGAAAAGTTGCATCTCAGGATGCTTTAATAAACAAATTGTATACACTTGATATAATCCAAAACTACAGTAAATATAGGAGTACTGCATGAAACTAAGAACACATGATGGAGTTGTTGTTGCTAACCTGGTGGGAACAACTGTAGTTAAAAAAGCAAGAGAAGAAACACATATGTTACGAACCCCACCTTCGTGGTCATTTGATAAAAACATTATAGAAGATGCTTATTCTAATGGTGCTACAGACATACGAATAGAAACTACTGATACAGATAAAGTATATACAACTACAATTAAAAACTTTATTGATAAAGCAATAACTTTAGATAGAGGGTTTGGTAGACAAGTAGCGTTGTTGCTTAAGCATTGGACAACTGGAAATCCAGAAGGCAAACAGTTGTCTTTGTTTATGGATAAATAATATGACTAAATTAAATAATAAAGATAGGGAGCAAATGAAAAATATGTTAAAACAAAGATGGTTAAAACCCAATAAGCCAATAGTTAAAAGATACAAGAATAAAAAACCAATTATTCCTGAAAGAACGCCACGTAAATTAATAAGAGATTTACCTATAACAACACAAACTGTGTTAATAAAGTTAACAAATAGTGGCACTATTCCTATGGCAGTTATGGAATATGTTGTTAATGATAAAGATATAATAATAGATAAAAATGCACGATTAGCTTTGATAGAAATTAGATTAACACAACAAGATACTCCTAGAATTCCTGCTCACGTTAGACGGAATTTAGTAGAAGAAGTTGAACTTGAAGATAAAGAAGCTATTAAAAAAGAATTTAAAGGTATTAATTATTTAGACGACAAGTTAGATAAACCATTCAAATACTCTAGTAATATAGACATAAAACCTATAGAAGAAATAGTAGAAAATCTTGCAGAAGAACTTGCACAAGAAACTATAGAAACACCTGTAGAAGAAATTGTAGTTGTACCTAACAAACCTAAAATGCCTAAACATGTACAAAAATATATAGATAAAGAAGTTGAAAAAGAAAATATAGTTTTAACAACTATATCTCAACCAACTTTTAAAAAGAGTGATAAGATAACCATACCAATAATTAGTTTCTCTATTTGGAGAATAGCAATTAAGTTTACAATAGAGTTCAGGCGTTAAGGAATATATAATGTATATTGGAATTAAAACAGATTATGTAGTTGAACAGGAAACAGACAGTTTAGAAATTTACTTAAACTTAAAAGAAGTTAGTAACATGTTATCAGTTTCTTCTCAAACAATAATTAATTATATAAAAGAGAAAAATATGCCTTACCATAGAATAGGTAAGGATGGACAATACAAATTTCTACAATCAGAAATACATACCTGGTCTAAAAAGCAGTAATACTATCAGGGTGAAACCACTCGTGCTTTTATGTATGGCACGTTAATGTGGTTGGTTTTATATATTTGTGCCAACCTCACTCCTTTTGTGAACCCAGTAGTCTCACGAACTTTAGTGGTTGATGTTCCAATGAGTATAGTATAAAAGCAATGTTCTGAGCATAACGTTAAACTGCTCTCATTTGATAGGAGGATTCAATGACAACACACCCAAGAGAAGATATCGTACAAAAAATATTAAGCAAACAAACAGCTATTTTAAATCAAATAAAAGACAGGATAGAAAAATGTTCCTGTACTGCTGATTGTGGTTGGCATATTTTTGGCAAACTTGAGATGCAACTTTCAGATGTTTTATTAGAACAACTAGAAGAATATTTTCTTAAAGAACAAGATGTAAAACTTTACACTAGTGACTTAGCATTAATGATGAATGGTATTGAGAAATTTGCACAGCATAAAGTAGAAGAAAAAATATATAAAGCAGACGTGCAACCACGCAAGTCTAAAGGATGGAAGTAATGGATAGAGTAGATACAGAAATGGTAGGCTCAATAGTTACAGCCTGGTATCCAGCAAAAGCACATGAAGATGACAACTACCAAGTAAAAATGGTAGCTAGTGGTATTACAGATAGGAACGCAAACTTTAAGACTGAGCTAGAAATTTCAGTTAGAGTTGTTTCAGGTAGAGATGGAGAGTATAGATGGGAAAGAGTAGAGCATAGTGGTCAGAACTTATTAGCTTCAACGCTAAAGACTACCTTCAGAAAACACATGGAAGAAAGAACTGAGATATACGGAGTGGAGTTTTATTGGGGCAACATACTACAATCATGTGCTGATGGAATTATCAGGGCATATAGAGAAGGAGAGCCTGCATTTACAGTAGGAGAATTAACTGAATTTGTACCAAGAGATTATGCAATTAAACCTTTATTGATTAGAGGTGTTCCTAATTTAATATGGGCGCAAGGTGGTTCAGGTAAGAGTTGGTTTGGGTTGTTGTTCTGTGTACTTGTTGATAAAGGTTTGAGTGCTCATGGTATTAAAGCTAAACAAGGCAGAGCATTGTATTTAGACTGGGAAGAAGAACCAGACTTATTTAAACAAAGAGTTAAAGCAATACATAAAGGCTTAGGAA